AAATTCCCCTTCTTTTACAAGTATCTTTCCGTCTTCCACATATATCTTTTTTATTTCATCCTCGGTTTCATGTCCTTCCATGTGGTGCCTCCTTCAATTGAAGTTGTTATAATCATTTTTCTTCCCTTAATTTCCAAAGGGTTATTCATTTGTTTTAAAACTTGAGACATTAAAATATCTATTTTATTAACATAACATTGACCAAGAATGGCATCATGTACTTGTGCCAATACATCTAAACCTGCATGCCTTAAATTCTGCCACACTTTTAACAATCCTAAATTAAGTAAATCCCCTATCGTTGATTGAGGAACATAAGCAATGGCTTCTCTCAATGTGGAGTTGTCATTTAACCTACCCCAAAATTGCCTGCGTCTTCCCATCGGCGTGATTAAACAACCTGTTTGTTTCAATTCATTAGAAACTCCTGTATGCCAAGTACGTATCCCAGGAAACGCCCCTTTAATTTTTATAAGTTTGCCTGTGATTTCTCCTGTGTCTATTAATTCTTGAAAGCCTCCTTCCCTATCCTGTTTATGCCATCGTTCTAAAGAAGCTAATGGTATCACACCACCAAAATAAAGCAACTGAAATCTTGTCGCATGGGATAATTTTATTTTTAAATGTTTAGCCAAAGCATGCGGAGACATTCCATAATTAGTACCATGACCTGCTCGTTTACACATATCACGATAAGTAAAATGTAAATAATAAGGTTTATTAGCAAGCTCTCTGTTCTGAGCAGGATCTTCTGACCAACCTAAGTTAGGCCATACCATTTTTACAACTTCAGTATGTAAGTCCGTACTCTCACACGCCTTTATATAATTTTCATCTCCTGCGACATAAGCTGTGACTCTTGATTCTGCTTGATCCAGATCAGCATAAAACATTATCTTTCCTTCATCAGGAATAAATATGGAACGTAATTCTTTTGTAACATTTTGTAAATTAGTTCCTGTCTGCCACGGACTTTCAGCTGATGACCATCTGCCTGTCTCTGTTCCCGCCACCTTATAAGTGCAACGTATTCTTCCATCTTTGTCACGTTTAGAATCTAAAACAGAAAGCTGTTTAGTTATATCACGCAACGCAAGTATGGTATGGCAAAAAGGTTTAGCTCTTGGATAAAATTCTCCAAGCTGTTCAAGCGCCGCCCTGTCTGTAGAAACTCTACTCGTGCCCCCTTTGTATGATACAACAGGTGGCAATCCTAAACATTCATATAAAATTTTCTTAAGTTGAACAGGACTATTATGATTTAAATCTTTTTCCCAAACAGCTTGAGCAAATAAATTAAGCAGACGTTCTAACTTCAATCTTCTTTCTCTTAAAGTTTTCTTTTTTGATTTAACTTCTTCTTCATCCACACGCAAACCACGCAACATCATATCCATCGCTGGCTGTAAACTATCTAATTCAAACAAATAAGTTTTCTTTGTCAACCCATCAAACTCTGGAAAAATTCTGCCCCATATTTCATGAGTGAGTGCACAATCAAGTGCACAGTATACCCATTCCGTTTGTTCGGAATCTAAATCTATCTTACTTATCTCTGTGTTTTTTATTATCTTCATCACATAATTCTCCTGCAATTGCTGAGTACCCTACCATATCAATGTATGTATCGGAACTCGGATTTCCAAACTTAGCTCTTGCCACCTTTAATAGCAACATGAGGATAGCGACATCATGTGCAGATATAGGGTGATCCAAATAAGCAGACCAAAGACGAGAAATGTTTTCATGATTCTCTTTTTTGTTTCCGTATTCGTGTTGTCTTTTTCCTCTCAATAATTTTAAAGCGATCTTTAAGTTTTCTTCTATCTTTACTGCCATGTATTTTCTCCACTAAATTATTTAATTCTTTTTTTGTTCTTATAGGATCTAAATCTGCCAAGTCACACACCAGATTAAATTCTTCTTGTTCGTTTTCAAACCATTCCCATGCACTCAAGTGCGCTTTTCTATCCTCCTTTCCACCGCCCATGTATATTAGATCTTGCAATAATTGATCCAAGGTTGCTCGCCAAAGACGGACATGAGCTTCCGTCTCTCGCCATTTATCACTAAAAGATTTTGCCGTAAAAAAGTTTGGCCGCTTCACTATTCATCAGCTTTTGTGCTCTTTGAGAACTTGGCTAATGTTTTCCATGCACCTTCATTAGTGTATATGGAGCCTAGAAATGCCAAACCTTTTTCCATTTCAGGTTGCAAAGCATGATGGGCATGCATGGTATCATGTATAAGTCCTTTGACTTTTATGTTATTTTTAAATGATAACCATGACACATCATAAGTTTGATTCTGTGCAACCTTAATTATATGTTCGTCTTCTAATAAATCCTTAACCCACGTCCATGCTTTAATCTCATCTTCAGGTGACCAATACTTTTTAAAATATGGATAGGGCATCCAGAATGGTACAACAATGGCGTGTTTCGAAGAGGGGGCAAATCCAATACACCTAGTCTGCCCTTCTGCTGTTTCTATGTCAAAAGATAAAGGATTAAGGGCCTCACATGGATCTATATATTTACTTTTAAATGTATATAAATCATCTATGGTAGGCTCGGTCCACAACTCTCTAGTTATGTAATTAATACTTTTAACTTCTGATTCTCTTTTAGCTTTTTTAAAATCTGAAAAAAGATGTGCTCTAAAATCATAATTCTTTACCACAGTATGTGAAGGGTAAGTAGATATTATTTTAAATTCTCTATTTAAATGAGGTGAGGCTGAAGATATGATAGCACCACGATAATCTTTTATCTTATCGAATCCTGTTAATGCCCACAATGAAACGCCCCCCATTGCTATAATGACATTGGGGTTTGTCTCATTGAGTTCATTGTACAAACGTGACAAGTCTTGTTCCATCTCCTGTTTGAGGTAGCCTAAGGTGGTACTTGGGTAGGCGGAACGCCACTTATCTTCTTTGCACAAAGCCTTGTATTCAGATCTTTTATGAAAAAAGTTTTGTAAATTATTTTGCGCAGGTTTTAATTGAAAGGTGTGGGTGAGCATGCAATCTTTTATTTGTATCCCTGTCATCTGACAAATTTTGTTAATAATAAAATCTCCTGCAAGTATTTTATTTAAACGTACCTCATTGGGAGAGGGGAAGTCCATCACGATGGCGATCTTCGCCCCCTCTTTTAATTGTGAAGGAACACGTTTCCTTACAGCATACTCACCCATGATATATTAATGCTTTGTCAATATTCTAGATACTGAAGCTTGCAATATATCCTTGTTGCGCCCAACCATTTCGTGCTTAACGATGCCACTAAATGATTGACCGATAGTTTGCTCAAGCATTTCACCAAAGGAATTACCACCCATGCCGAGTGTCTTTGTTAAAAAAGCTTTAAGCGAGATAACAGGGTTACCCTGTCTAAGTGCTTTTTTGGTCGCCCAAAATTCCAACCGAGTGCCGTCACAGTTTTCTAAATCTGCATCAGTAATATCAGATTCCAGAACTGCTTGTGCTTTACAGTTGAGACGCACAATTTGGTTTTGATTTTCACCAACTCTATCCGTACGATAACTTGTGATAACAAAATCATAACTGCCTTCAGGCAGAGTGATTGTTTCAGGTATATCCTCAGGGTTCATTGCTAAAAAGTCGTTAACATCAGCCATTATTTGCCTCCCGTTTTGATGTTGATTACATTATCCTTAGTGGATAATCTTTGTCGAGCATTTTTCTGAATCGAATCAAACAATTTCGCAAGATCCAACACAGTATTAGGCTCAATTAATTTTGGAGCCGTTACCTTTAGATCCATGCGATGATCCGATACCGTACGTAAAGTTCGCTCGACACCTTTACTAGAACTTCTAGTATCTATTCTGCATACACAGTTAAAATACCTACCAATTTTAGTAGACAATTTTGAACCGACACTAGTTGGATATGCTTTCGACACACCCATATCGCCTTCCATGTATTGCATATGTGTTGTCACTACCACATTACACGGAACTTCTGAACCCGTAAGGTATTGAATGATGTGTTGGACATCACGCGCGGCGGTTCCCCATTCGGGCTGACTAGCTTGATCAGTTGGCTTCTTGTTATTAAATACAAGTGCCCCCCTTAAAGCCGCTTCACCCATCAAGGTTAAACTATCTATAACCAACACATCTTTAGATGTCCATTTACCTACAGGTCCAAACTCTTCTTCCTTATCTTTCCAATTAGAAATAAGGTTAACCCCTTTACGAAAAGCATCTGCTCTTCCTATCGGGTCTTTCAACGTAACATAATTAACTCTGCTCACTGCACTTGGATCTAGAAATTCTGAAAGAATAGCTAAGCCATCATCAAAATCTAAGATACGTAAATTGTATCCTGCATTAGCTAATGCCGATAATGAAGCCGTCTTTCCAGAACCACTATCACCTACAAGTAACAGTTTAGTTACATCAGTTGATATATGATCTTTAATACTTGCCATGTTTTTGTCTCCTATACTTTTCATAGTGTATCATAAATAAAATAATTGTCAACAATTATTTTCTTCGTACCTTTAATCCTACACGGATACGCCTACGATTGCGTCTCTTTTTTGAGCCGACCTTACGTCTGCCCTTATGGTTCTTTCTTTTCAATACTGCTTTACTCATCTTTAAATTCCATTGACTACAAGGTATACAAGAATACATAAGACTAATGCAACAGCAATGTATCCACTAACTATATATATT